ATTCTACTAGAGTTGTTGCTCATGAGCCGTGTTTTAACGAATTCCGGTCCTCGTACGACGAAGCTCTTGGTCAACTTAATTTGATTTACGGCAATGTTGCTACTTCCGGCCTTTCGGCTCCGCTCTACTCTTATTGGGTTCAGCAGCGCTATTTTGATACTGCGGCTAATGCGGATTCTGCTTTAATGTATTATACTATGCTTTTTGTTGATATGTCTACTGTTAATTCTCCGTTTTTTTCAAATGTTGAGGATAACTTTTTCGTAAACATGTCGTATAATGTTGTCAAGAAGAATCTCGTTAATAAGTCGTTTGCAACTCGTTTGTCAAATCGTTAAATTGTTTGTATTATGGCTCTCCCTTGGTTGATTGAAGATTCTCCCGAATATGTTTCGCGAGGCGCTCGTATTCTCTCTGTTCTGGATGGCTCCGGCTCGGTCGATGTTATTCCCGGCCGTCCGGATGTTCAGGCTGATCAGTCTGATTGGGATAAAGGTGAGAAGTACAACCCGGATCTCCAGTTTGATCCTAATTCCTTCTCTCGTATGGATAAGTTCGATGGCCTCGAAGTAGGCCAGGAACTTATTGATTCTCAATTAGATGCTAAACCGTCGAGTCCAAAGCCCGCCGATTCTGAAAAGAAATAGTCGGTCTCTTCACTAGACGATATATGTTACGTGCGCGGACCCCTCTGAGCAGAATGCTTGAATGGTTAGAGGTTTTTGGTAGCGACTGCCGGAGAGGCCGCGCATTTCTTTAATCGTTTTCTACTGCTATGACATTTAAACAGCTCATTACCTCAAAAAAGTTCTGGACTCTTGTAGCTGCAATTGTTGCTGCCCTTACGGCATTCTTCGTGTCTGGTTGTGCTACTGCGCATCGCGTTCAGCAGACTGCTACCTCTTTCTCCGGGAGAGACTCTGTTGTGATGACTATAATTTATGATTCTCGTGGTAATGTAAAAAAGCTTTAGCTATGTCTCCCTATCTTACATCTGTTTTCCAAGGCATGGGTTCTGATGCCGCCACTTCTTTCGGTAATGCTGGAGGCAGTGGTCTTGGTAATGCCCTTTTTGGTGGTATTGCTGCTCGTCGTCAATGGAAGTATCAGAAGAAGCAGATGAGGCTTCAGCAGCAGTACGCTCTTGAACAGATGGCTAAATCTGCGGAATACCAGCTTACTCACGACAAGGAGATGTTTGACTATGAGAATGCCTACAATGATCCTTCTAAGGTCTTTGAACGCTATTTCAAGGCTGGTGTTACTCCTGCTGCTGTTCTTGGCTCTTCCGGTGTTGGTGTTTCTGCCACCGTCCCTACCTCTTCCGGTGGTGCCCCCTCCGGTGGTGCCGGTCCTTCCGGTGGTGCTCCTATTGGTGGTCCTCAGTCTTTTTTCGGTGATCCTCTTGCTGCTTCCCGTATCGGTTTGGCCGATTCTGAGCGTGAGCGCAATGAGGCTGCCGCTGCTCGTGATCAGGCTGAGGCTGACAAGCTTAAAGGCGACACTCACTCTGCTGAATGGCGTAAGGCTATGGATAATTTGGATCTTTCTATTCGTGGCATAGAGAATCTTTCTGCTGACGTTAAGCTTGACATGTTGGCTGCTCAGCGTGATATCGAGAAGGTTAATGCTTGGCTTACGGAGACTACTTCCGGTTATGCTCTTGAGGAGATTATTGCTCGTGTTGGTCTTATGAAGGAAGAGTACGCGAATCTCAAGGGTCGCAACAAATACCTTGATGATTATATGCAGGCCTCCATTGCTCTTCTTAAGGCTCAGTATGTGCTTACTTCCGCTCAGGCTGAACATCAGCGGATTTCTGTTCAGGATGCTCAGAAGTGGTTCGAGTTGAATTGGAATACCAGGATTCCTGTTCCTGATGTTGATGATAACGGTAAGCCTAATGGCAAGGTCATTGAAATGACAGGTGAGGAGATGCAGAAAGTTCTTCTTGGCCTTAATCTCACCTTTGGCAAGCAAGGTGTTGCTGGCAATTGGTTTTCCAATCGTTCTGCGAAGAATGCGTTAGGCTACGCTGTTGCTAAGGAGGTTATTGCTGGAGCCATGGATATTACTGGCTCTTATGTTGGTGCTAAGACTATACGAAATACTGGATCTTCTCGTTCTATTGTAGAGGAGACGCGCGATAATTATGGATCACAAGGAGAATACATTGGCGGAACTCATGTTTCTAGACGCGAGTTTAAGGGACGTAATTGATGATTCTACCGATTTTGATCAATTTTGTTCCGGTTTGGACTTTGAGGATTGGTATGTTCTTGATAATTTTGTCCTGTAACCAAAAACTTATTTTTTATGAAGCTGCGTTTGTTTTTCCGTTTTCTTTTGGCCTACGGCCTTTATGAGGAGTATTTTGATGAGTTGAGAGGTTCCCAGGATCCTGATTGCACTAATGAGCATTTTCTCAATTTTTTGAGTCGGCTTAGCCCTGATCGTTACGTTTCTGATTCTATTCATTGGTGGGAAACTTCTCGTGGCTCTTATTTTTGGTCCATGGTAAATGATGCTTGGCTTAATTATTTAAAGGAATATACTGCCAAAAACTAATTATTATGCAGATTATCATTCGTATTCTTGGAGCCGGTATTCCGGTGTTTGACTTTGTAGCTGGTGAAGTTGCTGATGGCCAGTTCAAGGCTTTTGAGGACCTTCGTTCTGATCTTGAAAAGGTCGATTCTCGCCTGACTTCGGCGATTCATTTTGATTCGCTTCTTGGTACTCAGGCGTATGTTGACGCCGCGCATCTTCATGTAGTGGTTTCGTATATAGCTTCGAACCCGCATTTTGTCGGTATGCAATTCTATCCCAATTTCGTTGTATTTAATCTTGATTTCGATGAGCAGGCGAAAGAAAAAGACGCGTAATGGTTCTCGCGTTGTAGCCCGTCCTCTTGGCGGCAAGGTCCTTTGACACTTGAATCCCCGATAACTCTGATACGTGATGCGTTCGGTGAAATCGAGACCATTGGAGCGCTTTAGCGTACTCTGTTTTCGGGGATTCTTCCGTCTGTTCGTAGTCGGCCTCGGCCGAATCGAACCCCTTAAATGACTCTTATGGATCAGTATGATGTGAATAGACCTATTTATGGTCCTTGTTCCGGTGATATAAAATTTCGCTGGTCTGTTGGCGTTTATTATCGAGATAAGCGTACCATTATTGCCTGGTTTGAGCATATTGACGAAGCTGCTGAGTTTCTCGCTTCTTCTCGCAAGGCTCGCCCTGATCGTTTTTATGATATTTTACAATCTGTTTTTTAATGGCCTGCCAGCATCCTATATGGATTCGTAATCGTCGTTATTACGATAAGAAGAGACCTCGTGTCGGTTTCAATGTTGATGCGGATCATAAGTCTGCGTTGGCTCTTCGTCCGTGGGATATTGCCCGTCAATGGATCATGGTTCCTTGTGGACATTGTGAGGATTGCCTTCGTCGTCAGCGTAATGATTGGTTTGTTAGGTTGGAACGCGAGCTCGCCCGTTGCAAGGCTGAATCACGGCAGGTCATTTTTATTACTATAACCATTAATCCTAAGTATTATGGTGAAGCTCTTCTCGATCCTGCTCGCTTTATACGTCGTTGGAATGAACGCATACGCCATCGTATCGGTCATTCTTTCAAACATTGCTTCTTCCAGGAGTTCGGTACCCATCCTGAAACAGGTACAGAACCTCGCCTGCATTTTCATGGTTTCCTGTTCGGTACTGATGTTATGTATGCTGATATTCGTCGCGCAGTATCCGACTTAGGCTTCGTCTGGCTCTCTAAGGCCAGTCTTAAGCGTGCTCGTTACGCTGTTAAATACGTTGTCAAACAAATTAAATTTGATCCTGTTGCAGTAGTAGGAAAAACCGTTAAAGTCAATGGAAATGATATCCCTTTATCCGCTCTTTTGCAAGATCGCCGTTATACCCGCAAGTTTGTCTCAGCCGGACTCGGTGATTATCTCGGTATTATGCCTCGTCCTTCTGTCCGCACTCGCATATGGTCTTATGCGGATTCTGCTTTTTCTGGTCGCTCGTTTAACTATGCGATCCCTCGTTACTATGATCGATATCTTACGGACGCCGAGAAGGATATACGTGCAGTTCTTTCCGCTGATTCTTACGCACGCTTTAGCCGGTCTTCTCTGGTTCGTTATATTGTTGCTAAGTGTGTTGAGATTAAAGCCCTGTCTTCCGCCGTATCCTCTCGAAAGAGTTATTGTTGGGAGATGAAGAAAGCCCTTGAATTTCGCAGTGCAGGATGTATGCCCGATATCGATCCTCCTGTTTGGCTCGACGAGGATATCGTCCTGTTCTGGAAAGATAATTATGGTTTAATTTTAACTTAATTCCTATGGGAAAACAACCCTTTATTTCACATGCTGTGAATGGTTATTCTCGGTATGATGTTCCGGAGAGCAAGGCTTTTACCTGTACTCCTGGAATTCTTTATCCTGTTCGTATTGACTTCATTAATGCCCGAGATCGCATTACTATTGAACAGGGTATTGATGTTCGTTCGAACCCTCTCGCTGTACCGTCGTTTAATCCTTATACGGTGCGGCTTCATCGTTTCTGGATTCCAATTCAACTTTACCATCCCGAAATGAGAACGAATAGTAGTCAGTTTGATATGAACTCGGCCAGTGTTAATTGGATTCCCGTTGGTGAGATCCCCACATCTGGCGGTCCTCTTGGTTTTGGTGGCACGGCTTATTCCAACTCCCTCCTTTCGTGGCTTCGTGTTACTAATCAGCGCATTGACGTTGGTGTCCCCACCTTTGTTTCTTCGACTATGTTGCCTTCCGTTAATGCTTATGAATCTCAGTGGGTGAATGCCGATTCTTATCTTGCCTATTGGGATATCGTTCGTAATTATTACTCTTTTTCACAGTGGGGTCTCTTTTCATATGCTTGGCCTGGATCGTGGCGCGTTATGTCTGCTGATACCGGTAGCGGCATTTCTAATACTTTCGAGTTCGCCGATTCGGCTCGTTTCTTTACTCAGGTTTATGGTGAGTTGTCTTTTTTGGATGCTTACTATGAAAGTCAGTTCTATCCCTCTGCCGTGGCCTCTACCAACGGCACGTTTAATCGTGGTAACCTTTTTCAGCAGATAGTCAGGTCTAACACTTTCAACGACGAAGGCGTTAAGGATCCGTATGATATTCCTACTTTGGGTTCTAATTTTTTCATTATTACCGGCAAATTCCCGAGAGGGCAGTTTGATACTACTGGAGCAACCACTCCTTCGGTTTCTGGATATGATGTTTTTTCTATTGCTCATCCTATGGCTGTAGTTCCGTCTAATCCTGATCGTTTTAGTCGCCTTATCCCTCAGACGAGTAACTCGGATGTATCCATGAATGGTGTTGCGACTATTCCTCAGCTGGCTATAGCCTCCCGTCTTCAGGAGTACAAAGATCTTCTTGGTGCTGGAGGTTCTCGCTACTCGGATTGGCTTGAAACCTTCTTTGCTTCTCGAATTGAACATGTTGATCGTCCGAAGCTTCTCTTTAGTGCTTCTCAGACTGTAAATGCCCAGGTTGTCATGAATCAGGCAGGTGCTAACAATTTTGCGGGTGATGCTTCTGCCCTTCCTCTTGGTCAGCAGGGTGGAGCCATTGCTTTTAATACCCGTCTCGGCCGTCGCCAGTCCTATTACTTCCGTGAGCCCGGTTACATGATGGACATGCTGAGCATCCGCCCTGTTTATTATTGGTCGACGGTTCGACCCGATTATCTTAATTATCGAGGCGCGGATTATTTCAATCCTATTTACAACGATATCGGTTATCAGGATGTCGCTCGTTTCCGTCTTGGCACGTCTTTTCGTGCTGCGGATTCTACTAGAGTTGTTGCTCATGAGCCGTGTTTTAACGAATTCCGGTCCTCGTACGACGAAGCTCTTGGTCAACTTAATTTGATTTACGGCAATGTTGCTACTTCCGGCCTTTCGGCTCC